AGCGCTGTATCGTCTAAAATCATCAACCTAGCATCGGCGCCGCTCGATGGCGTTTCAATATAAACAAAAGGCTTAGTGCCTTCATTGATAGCGTTGAACCAAGAATCTATTACAGCAATTTCATCACTTGACGAGATAGAAGCCCGAAACCTTCTGAGGGCTTGCCCGCGATAAGCTACATATCTTTTAACAAGACCCGTTAAGGCTTTGAAATCTGTTGTCTCGCTGTACTCGTCTTTGTTGTTCCACGGGATATCTGGATTACGCTGCAGCTGGTGACGAGTGCCTAGAATGATTTCGCCGATCTGAGGAGTCTTCGATCCTGAGTGCGTAACAACTAATCGACACCATTCAACGTTGCCGTATCTCTGAGCCGTTCCGCTTGCGTCATAGCTTCCCGAGTCTTCGCTGTTTAGGTTTGTGCATATCAAGCGGTCATCATCACCGCTAAGAGATCCGCTCTCGTATGGATTAATCACGCCGCTTGAAAAAGCATCGTTGTTTGAAAGCTGAAGCTTAACGTCTGTTGCTGCTATCGTGTTTAGGTTGTGCCCCAGTATGATCAGCGTGTCGAAGCTTATTGCTGTGCTAAAATAGAAGTTATAGTATTTCGTTGTTGTAGCCGCTGAAGCTGTGTTTGTTTTTGTTACCAAGCTTCCAACGCTATCATAGGCCCGCACTGCAGGACCATCGGCGGCCGTAACGTCGGTACTTGTGTGAGTTCCCACCAGTGTCCAGTGGGCATCGTTTGGTGTGCTGGCGCTTTGCGTTACCATCATAGGCTTGTCGGCGCTAAAGCCGGTGGTTTCCGCTGTCGTTAGGTTTGCCTCTGAATATGCCATTTAGAGCATTCCTTGAATTTTAAGGTCTTTCATTGCGGGTACAATATTCTGACGAACAAACTTTTTAAGCTCGGCCTTGTTGGAGGGCATTCTAGAGTTGAGCTCAATGTTTACGGTTCCGCCGCCCATGCCGCCGCCTTGTCTCATCTTGTCCACTTGGTCACGGCTTAAAACCATCTCACCGGCTTGTGCCATAATAGGAACCGAGTCGTGCCCTTGTACGCCGCCCTCAACAATACCGCCTCGAGCCATACCCTGAAAACCCAGGCTAATGAATCCGCGCACCAGTGAGAACATTGCAGTAGCTGCGGCGGCAGCAAGCGCGGGTCCAATAATTGGCACGGCGGCTTGCGATGACGCTGCCCCTGCTGCGGCTTCAGCGGCGCGGATTGTCACCATATTCTGCATTGCCGCAAGGGCTGAATCAATCATTTCGGCAGTCATTGATTTAAAGCCCTCGGAGAAAGCGTCTTGACCTTCTTCCGCTGCTGAGAACCCTGCCATAAATGAATTGCCTATACTTTCACCAACCGCCGCGTATTGATTGACCAGTTGCCTCGATTGGTTGGCTCTTTCTTCAATCCTCTTCCTCTCGGCTTCTGCAAACTCTTTCTTTTTCTGCTCTAGCTCGTCTTCTTTTACTTTTCTTTGCTCGATGATTGCGTTCTGCTGCTCTAGCGTCTGATTAGCCAAGACAGTTTCACCCACAAAAGCCTTGCTGGCTGCGGTGGCAACCTGGCCAATAGCCTTATAGACGGCCTGGCCGTTTTTCTGTACTTGGGCCTCAAATCGTTCTTGTGCTTTTATCTGTTTATCAAGCTGAATCGTTGATTCATCGGCGGTACTCTGGAAGATATCACCAAAGCTTTTGACCTCTTGAGCGCCTGCTCTAAGTTTCCCGGCTAGACCATCGGCCCCGACTGCATCGGCCAGGCTGGCCATCTTCTCAAGAGCCTTGGCCCCTCCGCTTAGAAGCGCAGAGAAAAACGAATTGACCCCGACCTTAAGCAGTGACCAAGTCATAGCGAAGCCGCTTGTAATCTTGCTGATTAATACGAGCCCCTTGGCAGCTGCAACCAGTGAAAACTTGGCGAAGCGTTCGATGTATTCAACAAGCTTCAAGCCTATTAGGTTCTGATTCTTTTGGAGCCACATCTGCGTTTTTTGAATGATGGGCTCTAGGGCCTTTGCTGCCCCGTTCAGCCCTTTCATTAAAACCACGCCCACGCCAGCCCCGAGCTTTTTAACCGATGTCGATGTTTTGTCGAAGCTTTTAATCAGGGGATCGTTAGCGTCAACGAATGCCCGCGTTGCTTCGATGGCAATCATGCCCACATCTCGAAACTTTTTGACCAGCTCAATAGACTGGTTAATCATAACGCCAGCCGCGCCAACCTTGGCAAATGCCGAAGCGGCGCCAGCGCCAAATCGCTTGACCGCCGAGAGAGAGCCCTTTGACTCTTTGCCTATTTTTTCAATAGGCTTACTGGCGTCATCCGTGGCCGTGACTTCGATATTAATGCTTTTGTTCATATCAGCCACGGGTTCGGCTCCTCTTCATTGCTTTGTCCATCTCGGCCTTTTGCCGCTTAGCGGTTTCTGCCTCAATTTCTTTTATCACCACACTGGCGTGATGAATCACATCGTACACATAAGCAGGCTCATCTAAAAGCTTGCTACTACCAAATGGCAAAATCTGATAATCCCGCCAATCGGTAAACCACTGAACCGCTTGCATGGTTTCGTGGTCAATTTGCGACCAGGGACACCGCCGAAGCGATGGCGCAAAGTCAAAAGCTAGATTCTGCGTCGTTTCGCTGTCGCAGTTTCTAAACTCTCTTTTATTGTCGTGCTCTTCCGCCTCTGGTCCTCTGCACTTTGAGCACTTCCATTTTAGAGAGGCGTGGCCACTAGAAAAGAATCTAGCAGCCAGCTCTATTTTTTTCGGAGCCCCTCCGACAAAGTCGAGATTTCCGTTATTGCGTTGTAAAGCTCATCAATCAAAGATTGCTCCCCACGCTCCCAAAGCTCTGCGCCGTCAGCAATTGACCGGTCAAGAATATCTGAGGCGCCGTCTAGCTTTACCACCCGCGCCTTGATGATTTTCTCGATGGCTGCCTCTGCTGCCTTCAAGCTTACCTTGCCATCTTTGCCAATGCTTGCCCGCTGTGCTGCTCGAAGCTCGCCGCCTGTCATCGGCGCAAGCTCCGCGCTCATCTGCTCAGCCTCTGGCTTTTCTCTGTTTTCGTTCCACTTCGGAACGTATACCCTTACGTCTTCCGCGTTGTATGTCATTTTTGGTTTCCTTGTTTCTTGTTACTGGTTCCAGGCCAGCGTTAGCTCATCGCTGCCGCTTGTGCCCAGTGCTGTAAACGGTAGGCTTAAGACTGCTTCCTCTGCTTCCGGTACTTCGATACCTGCGAAGTCGATTTCAATCTTGCTCATCGTTGCTACTACTTTGTATCCCGTGGTTCCGCCCAAGGTCACAACGAGAGCAACACTTGAGAACGTTGGGTCTGCTGTGGCTGTTGTCTGAACATATCGCTGAGCCAGTGATTTAATAAAATCCTTGCGGGCTCGCACTGAAATATTGCCCTTAACTGAACGGTAGCCCGCTACGAAGTCAGAGGTGCCCTTCTCGAAAGCCTCATCTGATAGCGCCTTGACTCCGTTGGTCACGGTCACATCAAAAGCGGTGACGGGAAGCGTCACGCTGTTGAGCACTAGGCTTCCGCTGATTCCGTTCACCGGATTACCTGCGGTTGTCTCGGTGTAGGTCGTCGGCGTGATGGCCTGAGCATCTGACCAGCTCGAGCTTGCAATGGTCAAAGTGTCCGAGCTTTTCGCTGTCACGATTTTATCAGCCAGTGAGTTGAAACTGATAACAGAGCCCACCATGAAGTTGACGCCCTGCCCTGATTCAGTAATCAGGCTGGTTGCACTTGAGCCGGTGCCTTCGGTTGTGCCTGAGCCGGTCAACGCATAGTTGAAAGCGCCGCCGCTGAAGCTAATCTTCGGTTCTTCGCCGCCGCTTGCACTGATGCCCATTTCTTCAACGTAGCAACCGAAGAGGTCTTCCCGAAGAACATCGTTCGCGGTTCGCATCATATGAACCGTTGGCAGTGCGTTGGAGTCAGAGAACTTGTAAGTCTTGGCAGTGCTTGCGCCAAAAGCCCCGCCCATCGCCGCCTCAATTAGCGGATCAATGTCCGGCGCTGTCGTGCTGCCAGCTGGTAACAGGTAGCTTTCACATGACCAGCTCACTTCTTGCTTGCCCGTGATTCGCTCCATGACTGATCGGCTAGTTCTTGCGTCCATTCGATCGTTGCGCGTAACGGTAAATTCCATTGAAGTTGATAGAACTTTGGCGGCATCGCCGCCAGCTAGGGCTTTTTGGTTCGATGTTCCGTATCTTCCGCCCGGATAGGCGGCGTCCTCTTTTACAACAAAAAATCTTAAGTTTCTGCCCAGTGCGTGGTCTGTAGATGCGCCCATTATTCAGCTCCCTCGTTTTGTGTCTCTTTAGCCTTTGCGGCTTTTTTCGCTTTTGTCTTTACGGCCTCGAATCTGTCAGATTTTAAAAGCTGCTCAGCGTCAGAATCAGACAACTCT